AGCATCACTTGCTAAGGCTTTTTGCACATGTGGCACATCGCCTGAACCACCTGATATGTAAACAATGTCACCTTTGCTGAGATCTTCAGCGGCTTGAACACGCTTTCTCACAGCACCATCTAAATCACCTACAAATTCATCTGTGGCTGTTATGATATCACCTGTGATATCACCAGTTGTGCTGATATCACCTTGATATGCACCAATTGCACTGTTTGCTCTATCTGTAGTATAGTATAAGTTAGTACCTTCTGCTAGATCTGATGTACTTGTTGGTATGTTATAGTATGTGGTGCCATCATTTGTGAACTGCCACTTGTCTGTGGTTTCATTCCATTTAAGTTCAACATTGCTTCCTGCACCTGATCCTGCTCTGTCAACTATGATCATTGCATCTTGTGCAACATTACCATAGTTAAGTGTAATACTTTGATCGTTAACTAATAAATCAACAACATTAACATAATCAATGTTGCCATCTACTTGAAGATTACCATTAATAGTTGTGTTACCATTAATTGTTACTGTTCCTTCTGTGTTTACTGCTGTAGGATCAACACTGAATATAGGTGTACCTAGTGCATATGGTCCTCTGTCACTGTATACACGGAAGTAGCCATCATTAGCAGATGCATTTCTAGGATTGATATCAAGTATCATACTACCGTCTGGGCCAATGTCTACTAAGTCACCATCTCTATTTGATGGATTATTAATATATGATTCTGGTGTTCTTCCAGTAATTACTCTAAAATGGTTGTCACTGTCACCTATGCCGCTGGAAGTACCGTCAGCGTAAATAAAGTTGTTTATACCGCGGTCTGCAACTATATGTAAATTAGCGTCGCCATTTACTAGACCTTCTGAACCAAATTCTCTGGCAGAAATCATGTTCTGACTTACACCTTCTAGTATGATATTTGCATTACCACCGGTGTTACCAACTTGGTTACCACTTACTTTTAATTCATGTCCTGAATATATTCTACCATAATTTATAATTGTGCAGGCCCCACTTGCCTGTAGAACATTACCTACTGTAAGATAGCTAGTATCTATTGCACGGCCTACTGATAGATTACCAGCTGGATTTCCTGCTGGACCTACCGGGGAGTTAGGTTCTGTTATAGTTACATCACCCTTAAGGTTTATTGTACCGTAAGAGGCACCACCTCCGGTGTAAGTGCCATATGTGTCTAAATTAATATTTTGATAATTTTGTACATCTATGTTTGTTTGAGCATTACCGTATATTAATGTATCAACGGGACCGGCAGTAGATATAATATTCCCTTCTAATTTTAAATCTGCGTTTAGATTAATATTACCAGAGGTTGTGATACTATCTAGGGCTTCCATGTTACCTGGATAATCTACAAGTCTAGCATCTACTAAAGCATTGCTGTAGTATAAATTAGTTGTGCCTTCTGTTAAGTCATCTGTGGTTTTTGTGGCAAACCAAGTGTTTTTGTCTGCATCGCTAGATCCAGTGTAAGTTAGTACACCTGTACTGTTATCATATGCTAATGATCCATCTCCACCTGCATCTGTTACACTGATAGCTGTTCTATAGTCTGAAGCACTTGGACCTGTGTAAGTTAGTACACCAGTGCTACTACTATATGCTAATGAACCATCACCGCCTGCATCTGTTACACTGATAGCTGTTCTATAATCTGAACTATTTGGGCCAGTGTATGCCATTACACCAGTGCTAGGAGTGTAAATTAATGAACCATCGCCGGTTGTACTAGCACTTACTTGAGCTCTGATATCAGATGTGCTTACACCTGTGTATTGAATTATACCATTTGATGATGATGTACTATCATATGCTAAGTTACCAAAGCCACTTTCGTTGCTTACACTTATTGCTACTCTTACAGATGCATTAGAAACAAAAGCTGTAGGATTTAGTAGTACATTTGAAGTAGTACTTGCTACATTAACGATACTGTTTGTTGTATCGACTGTTATATTACTAGTTGGGACTGTAACTGTTACATTTGCCATGTTAGTCTCCTTATGCTACTGTCGATACTGTTACTGTTATGTCTGCGGCTCCACCACCACCCATGTTTACATCCAGTAGTTGGATTGTATCTCCAACATTGTATCCTGCACCTCTGGATATGATATCTATGTTAGTTACACCACCGTCTGTTACTTGTACGCTAAATTGTGCACCACTGCCTTCTTTGTTGCTTAGGCCAGTTACTGTGTATGCACCAACTGCTCTATCAGCGTCTGTTGCTGAGTTGTCAGTGAATGTTAACACACCACCTGTTCCTAATGGAATGTAATTGCTGTCTAATGTTGGATCTGCTGGTGATACAGTACTGTCCCATCTCTGCATCAAACACCATCTGTGTGATGTTACGATTGATTCGTTTGTTCCGTTAGGATCAGTCCAAGTAAATGTCACGATTGTCATGGGTACATTTGTTCTTGCACTAGGAGTAATAGGGCCAGTGTATAATCCTGCGGGGATATTAAATTTAATGATGCCGTTAACAGCATCTGAGTCATCTATGTTAGCTGATGGAATAGTTGATGAACTACCAAAGAAACCAATTATTTTAGTCTCTGTAAAGTTGGGTAAGCCAGTGTTTCTGTCGTATGCTACGACATCTGCTACTAATGTTTGATATGTTGCGGCAAATGTATATGTTGATACATCACCACCATAATTGTATGCGTATTCGTTTGATTCTGATGGGAATACTTCTTCGACAACTACATTGTCTGCTCCACCTACATAACTTTTAAAATCTAATAATCTACCTGACATGTTTACTCCTGAGGGATTAGACTGTTATACTAAGGCATAACAGAATATATTTAATAATTGTATTTATCCAATTTTGTTAATTTTGTGTTTATTCACCAGCATCTGGCAGTACTAATCTACCATTTGATGCGGCGGCATAGTCATCAATGTTAATCATTTCACCATTGACAAACAACACACGCTCTGAAGGGCCTGTGTAATTTCCTTCTGCGTCATACATTTTTAGTATAAGTGCATCTAATATCATCATATCTTATCTCCTTATTGTGGCGGTGTAGGCCATACAATGCCATAATCTTCAGTGATACTGCTGTAATCATAGTCACGCAATGTTTGCCTATATGTTTGCCACTCTGCTTTTTTACTTTCACTTAATGGTGAATCTACACCTTGTGTCCAATCGCTGGCAGTGAGTAGTGCATTTCTTTTTTGTTTTGCTAATTCACTTGCACTAGGTGCATATTCTGTTAACTTGTTTACTGATATAGGTGTTGTGCTTAAATTTAGTTCTACTGTTCTATTGTTGTCTACCCACCCATTTATTTCACTTTCTAGAACATAACTCATATTCTTGTCACTGTTCATGGCACATAATCTAATTGCTTTTGCTTCTGTGATTGATTTAACATAATAAATATCACCAGTCACATTGTTGTATAATACATACTTTTCCATTAGAAGAATCCTCCTATATCTATATAAGCATCAGATTTACTTATTCGTTTGTCTAGGTTAGTGATGTTAAATCCTCGTATTGCACCACCTGGAACTGCTAAATCACTGTTGGCGAAATTAATAACACTTGCATAGTTAGGTACATAGGCTTTTGTTGCACTTGCGGCTGGTCTTCCTGCAGCTACTGCGGCTGTTGATCCAGCGGCTTGACTTATTTCATACTTAAAGTTCTCTGTTAAGATAGGTATGCTTGTTAGATTTGATGCTTGTATACCAGGAGCAAAGGTTGCTACTTCTATGTCAGCATTTGAATTCTTTGTGTAGGCTCCTTCCGAGTCAATGTCCATTTCGGAATAGAACACTGCTCTGCCTGGCTGGTATGATATTTGACTTCCGCCTACATCGATACCACCTAGTGCTTGTGCTGTGTTAATTGCACTGTATATACCTTCATTGATACCACCTAAGTCTATAAAGTCAATAGGTGCTACTAGACTGTTTGCATTACCCAGTGTTGCATCTACTACTTGACTGTTTGCCACAACAGTGTTTGCAGGTGTTTCATCATATTGTAATCCAGCCTGTACATTACCTAAGTTAGCTCTACTGATAGCACCATGGTTATTTAATGCTATGTTTGCCGTATTTGCCACTAGTGATCTATTGTCAAAAGTACCACCGAACTCTAACCTTAATTCTGCTAACAGTTCATCTGTTAATGGACCTGCAGGGAATGCCTTGTCTTTGGGTACTGGTTTAGGCTGTGGCAATGACACATTGATTGTTTCACCTGGTGTAAAGGTTGCACCGGTTGTTGGGAATATAGTAGCCATCTCAGGCTCAATGCCTGCTGCTCCACTGCCCATTACATTAATGTTTGCTATAATCTTATCGATATCTGGTATAGGCGGTATAGTGATAGGGAAGTTAATACTTGGTATATCAGGTCCAGCTCCTGGACCGTATATAACATTACCAATGTCCACATTGCTTGTGATATTACCTGTTGGAGGATCTATAACATTTGCTACATTACCTAGAGGATCATCTACAATGGTTATATTACCAACAATGTTTGATATGTTACTCCAATCAACATTTCCCCATATGCCTGTCCACCATCCTGGTATACCAGTTAAGTCTAATGCACCTGAATCCTGTGCTACAATGTGTGTGTAAATATCATCATCATATTCTAATAACACCATTTTTACACTTAACATTCCATCTTCTGCTTCTTGTTCGCTTACACGCATAACACGGAATAACTTGTCTGTGAATCCATATGTTGCATTAGTTAACTTAACTATATCACCTACATCTGACTGTATTGCGGCATAGTCTGCTTCTAATTGTACTACTAAGTCTTTTCTACTTTGTCTTAAATCAATTTGTGCTAAGTTAGTTACTCGTGGCACATCGTTACAGATAGGATATCTTGTAACTAATTTGTTTGTGGGTTCATTTGGATTTAATTCACCACTTGGTGTGCTAATAAACACTGTGCTTGTTTGATCTCGTTCTGCTCCATCTGGGAATTCTGCTTCAATTGCATTGTATTGTGCATATAACTCTGTACTTGATACATCTATTGCACCTAGAAGATTGTCATCATTAAAAACATAAGCGGCACTCTTTTCAGCGGTTGTTGCCTCTCTGTTTGGTACAACTTCGAACTTACCTATTTTGGGATTGTAAGTAAAGAATGTGCTACATGCTTGACATATCATATCAATGTTGGTAAACACATCTGAATATGTGCCTAACATACCATTGATTGCCCATCTATTGTGTGATAATGTTGTGCCTACACTTGTTTGGTATTCTACTTGTTCTGTTGCATATGCTGTTAGTTCTGCTATACTGGCAGTGTCTACTTCTGCTGTGGTAAGTCCTGCTCCATATCTACTGTTTAATAAGAAGTCACTTAGTACTGCACCTGGCTCTGAGAGACTGTTTGTTATTTCTGTTGTGTATTGTCCTAAGCCTGTTAGTCCTTCTTCAGCATCATAGTCTATTTGGAATACAACATACACTAGACCTTCGTAACTGGTACTTGCGTTAATAGTGCTTAACATAGTGGTTGCGGCAACTTTGTTTGTTGTTGGGAATATTTGATTTGTAGAAGCAGTACCACCTGCGTATGCTCTCACACGCATTTTACCATTGACTTTGTTTGCTGATGTACCATTAGCATCTGTTACTGATGTAACTACATGACTACTTGCACCAACACCAAAGTTCAACTTTTGGTCACCCCTGTATTGATCGCCCATTGTGTATGTGCCTGAGTCTGTTTTCTCACCTAACACTATAACATAAGTCATTGTATCGTTTTGATTACTGATACCAGCATCTACAATTAGTCCACCTGTTAAGTTACTGCCGTAGAACACAGGCACTTTGTTGTCTGTGCTTGGTGCTACCTGTACTTTAACACCTGGATCTTTTGCACTAGCCACATTAGGTGGTTTGAACACACCTAATACCTTTGCTGTACCCATTGCTAAACCACCAGCAATCACAGAGGTAACTAATGTACCAGCTAAAGTTAGAGCACCAGTGGACGCAATTAAGGCTCCACCTACTGTTGCGAATGCTGTTACTATCGATGTTGCTATTGCTGTAAAGACTGCCATGTGTTATCCTTCGTAAATATAATTCTTTTCTATGGGACGCCAACCTCTGCTTTCTAAGTCAAAGTCAGGTGACTGTTCCATATTTGTTAGTGTGAAGCCTTGTATTTCACCTGCTTCTTGTAGTGCTTTTCCTATCTTGATATACTTTAATAATAATTTATATCCTGCACTAGTCATTCTATGTTCTTCATCTACCCACCACGCTACTTCGCG